TGACTAACTGTAGAAAGTCCTGATCAACCGACACAATTACTTTACTACCTAGAGTATTTTTACATATATAAGCAACAATATCATCTGCTTCAAGCTCTCTAGGAAATATAGAAGGAACACCTAAATAAGATAACATTGTTTTGATAGTATCATTATTTTCATGAGGAGTACTATCCTTTGTTCTATTACCTTTATAACCAGCAAACTCAGTCTTACGAGTATTAACCTGATAATCTAACTTCTCATCCCAAACAGTTATAGTCTTATCAGGCTTATACTTGTTTACATAAGAGTATATAGCATTGAGAGTAAAGTAAATATGTAAATTAGTTAGATTTACGTCTGCATTTCGACCAGCTTGGTTCTTTGCAGTCCACCAAGTTCTATGCACAAGATTGTTTCCATCAATTATTAGAGTCTTCATTTTTATAGTATTGAGCTTTAGAGACCTTATACACATTACGTGGTAGTTTCTCTGATAATGTAATTATACCAGTGTTCCTTCCGTGTTCAAATGAATCTTTTGGAACTTTAGTATTTTCCATATCTGGTAATCTAAGACAACCAACAAACTCGTCTGTTATTTCTATAATAACAAACATCTGACCGACAAAATCACCGGTCTCAATACCATAAATTTCACCTTTTTTATATGAGGTCTTTACCATCTATTACTTTATAACCTGTTCTTTGATAAAAGTACTTTAAAATTAAAGTATCTAAAGCATCATTTTGTTGCGGCTTTGTCGATCCTTGAAACGATATAGGTTTACCTTCAAAATCATACCCAACTACTATAAAGCTATCAAGAAACTCCGCCATGACTGCACATAACGTATCAGCGAGTTCTTGATGGTCTTTATATTCCTTCTTATCTTCTATATTTACTTTTAACGCCTCTTCTATAAGATTACGCAAAGCATCATCATTATTATCACTATCTTTACTCATCACCTTTATTTATATCTACTCGGGTAGATACACCACAATCAAGCAACTTTCTAACTACTACCTCAATAGAGTCTGTTTTGAGGCTATAGCCTTTTTTGAAGTATTGATTACCGTCATCAAATTCAAATAAATACTCACCCTTAAATGGCTTATTTTCAAAGCACGTAATAAACACAGACGAGTTACCGGGATCGACTAAAATTGACCACTTTCTCGGATCTGCCGCACTATAATTATTAAACACTCTTACTGTTTCGAAGTTACTATCACGTAATCTTTTGATAAAATAACCGGCTGTCTTTAGTTTGTTTTTTGTATGTCTATTAATCATTGCGTTAAGGAAGAAATTATATACTTTAATTTAATACAGTCTGTATCATTATCAATAACAACAACACCATATTCTGTATTAATATTACATTTATACTCGCTACTTACTGCAGAGAGTAATCTAATATTATCAAAGTTAACAGGAGTGGACTTTAGCTCAGTATCACTACTACCTACAGTTATAGAATAATTATCTGTGTTATGTCTAGACTTATCTGTAAGATCAGCTTTTACTGAGCCATCTTCTGTGTAGAAATATACTTTATTAGTCTCAGAGGCAAACGTACTACCTTTTAGAAGCGATTGTACGATTTCTCTATTAAACTCGAAGTTAACATCAAACTTAAAGCTTCTAATTTTATCTACGTTAAGTCCAGGTTTAGTTAAAAAGCCTTCTTCAAATAAGTGATATTTAAACTTAACGTCACTACCTCGATACTCAAGATTATTAGAGTTGATAGTAAGTATCACCTCATCATCATGTAGTGTATCAATTACTCTTTGAAACTTCTTAATATCTGGTACATTAATAGTAGTAGTTATATCAAAGTCCGACTTAAACTCAGATAACAATACAAGTGTATTATCAATAGACGAAACCAAACAGCTCATACCACTTGGAGTTATTTCAAAAATAGCGCTATCGTTTATTCTTGAAACAGAATCCAAATATCTTAGAAATTCACTGCGGTTTTTTATTTTTAGCTCTCTTGGCATTATACTTTGATTTTATACTACTATCTCTAATTTCAACTAATATTTTATTTTGATTCTCAAGCAGTTCAATAATTTTATCAACCTTACTAGGCTCACTAAGATCAAACTCCATTTGATTAGGGTCATTAAGCTGCTCGACAGATGTTTGTACAGGCCCCGGAACAATAACTTGCTCTTGTTGAGCTTGTGCTAATTCAGCTGCAGCTTGTTCTGGTGTTACAACATTAGCTTGCACTGGTAATGGTTGCACTGGTTCTGAAGACGGTGGTGCTTGCTGTGGTTGATGTGAAGCTGGTGTTGAGGTTGATCTAAGCACTTGTTCAAACTGTTTTTTTACTTCATCAGACTTGGGTTGCAGGTTTGTGGATTGACCTACAAGCATTTGATCTTGCTGTTTAGTCTCTCCATAAACCTGCCCCATAAACTTCAGAAGGGTATTTCTTTCTTCTGGTTTCATATTTTACAGATCTTTAAGTAGGTCGTCAATTTCATCATCTACTGAACTTGATGATGTTTCGTTCACAGTAGGTACTGATTCAACTTGCGGTGTAGATGTAGGTACTACAGGAGCAACTGATGCTACCGTAGCAGCCTCTTCCTCTGAACCATCTTTACAATAATAATGTTCGTCAAGCATCTGCTTAAGATCGTCTGCAGACTTAATAGGAAATACCTCTTTAAGGTCATATACATCACCGTATACTTTCTCCTGCTCTTCAGCTGACAAGTCAATCTTTCCAGCGGTAGTAAATCTAGATGATACGTAAGTCGGGTAATCACCTTGCTGCTCAACCTTCACCTTAAAGTTAACACCATCAGCTCCTAGATCAAATACCCGAGCGCCGAACTCCTCTGCGTCTTCACCCTCAATTGCCTCAGTAATGATCTTATGTAGTTGCTTACCGTAACGTAAAAGCTTTACCTTACCATTATTATCTGGGTTAGTAGGATCATCTACTACATAAACATTAACAAGCCACTTCTCCATACGTCTAATAGCTTGTGACTTCTCTTTCTCTTCATCTGTACCCATTCGTGAGTCTTTATAACGAGCTTCTGCAATTGGGTCACGCTCACCAAAGGTTTGTGGTGATAGTGCTTGAACATATTGACCGGTAGCAAACGATACCCAGCCGTGGTTATAATAATGGAAGAAAGTATCTTTAGGTGACTTAGCATAAGGTAGTAACCTAACTGTATAGGTATTACCCGGTCGGCACTGAATAATTTCGGTATAGTTATTTTGATTTGTTTTGCTTTCTGCAAGTGCCCCTTTAATGGACTCGAACATCGATGTATTGAATGTACTCATGATTTAATTTTAATTTATTTTTGTTTGTTTTCAACTAGTTTAGTTTTAATAATTTGCTTCCCTTTTCTTGCTTTATGTTTTAGTATACTAGAGCCTGTAAACTTAGTTCTTGTCTTTGTGTATAGGTTCCAGAAGTCGCTAATAATAAAATTAAGAATAGGTGTCTCAACAGATTTTATTATAGCATCAACCTCCAGTAAATGCAACGTATAAAAGTTAATCTTATGCTGTTTTAAATGTGTAAGTATTTGTGGAAGATTGCTATCCATACTCTTAATATACTCCTCTAGTGTTAAGTTATTAGCCTTACAATGCTGATATATAAAAGAAAGGCACTCCTTTATTTTAGATATTGAAGAGTCACTATCTGGATCCTGTGTCTCCTTTTTCTTCATATACATTGAATAACACTTAAGAGCCTTTCTTGTCGTAAAGAAGTGTAAGTCAAAATACTCACTATCACTATATACTTTATATGGTGATATAAACCAATCCTGTAGGTTAATATGTTTATACCTGTGAAAGAAGGATGAAAGTTTCTTTAAGCATACTATATCCTTTTCAGCTAGGTTATCGAAGTTGTTCCTAAATCGAGTAGGTTTATTTTTTACACTTCTAGATGTATATAAGTGACTGTTGTATATCTGCTCTTCTTTTTTTGAAATCATAGATCAATATTCTTATTAGCGTTCAAGTACTTTGTAATGTACTTGGACTGAGCTATAGAAGGCTCAAACCCTAAGAATATTTTAACTAGTTCAAAGTTATTATCAACTGATAAAAGGTCTTTTAGTATGCTTCTCAACCTTTCTTCTTTTAATACAAGTACAAATATGTTTTGAAGTGATAGTTTTTTACCTTTTAAAAGCGTGCAATATGTACAGAAGCAAAGAAGTAAATGTTCAGCCTCCGCATCCATTATAGATTTTGTTGGTGAATTATTTGATTGTGATGTGTTTAACATGGTAAAAAGTTTTTAGTTAGATTAGCAAATTCATCCGTTAGCTTACCACCAGCGATTGCTGGTGATCCACCACCTGCACAGAACGCCTTAGCTAATACACTAACATCAGCTTCACATTCTTTTGAACGTCTAAACGATACAACTTTTGCATCTAAATTTATGACAATTCCAATATCAGCTTTCTTTCTAGAAATTATAAAATGAGCTACTTCACTAACTGCATAATCAGCAAATATAGATACAACCTTATAGTCTTTAATTGTACCCATATAGATCGGACCTTGAAGCTGGTCTCTAAATTTCTTTATAAAAAGCTTTATACCGTTTTTCTCATGTGGGGTATATGATCTAAACCCACCGTAGAAAGCTTCAATAAACTTATCAACCTTTGGCTTATTGTATGTTTTATGAATTGCGTTTAATTTGAGAGAGTCACTATATTGAAGCTTGTAGCTATCATAATCATCTATGTATTTTATCAACTCGTCTTGTTGTGATGTTAGCTTTATAACACTACTAAATTTATCTTTAAGAAGCTTAATACATGAAGTATACGGTTCAATTATAGCTTTAGCATTTTTATATTGCGTCACTTTCTTTGAGTGTGGTATATGATGATCTACAATAACAAAATTTGACCTATCTACAACTTCTATTTGCTCAGGTGATAGATCTAAATCAAGAACAAAAACCTTATCAAAATGGTCAAGTGTATGCTTTCTATTATTAATCTCATTAGTAAAACTTAACTCACTCGTCTCTATAACAATAAAGTCTACGATCTTAGTATTATATAACCATTTTATAAACAGTGCAGAACCTGCACCATCAAGATCGTTATCTGTAAAGACTAATATATTCACTCATTATATTTATACCACCTTTACTATCTTGCAAGGCCTGCTAACGCATTAAGTGTATCATCATCATCATCTTCAAGGTCAACATCATCAGCCTGCTCAATGGATAGTGTAGGATAATCGATTCTCATAGCTTGAGTCATACCTCTAGCACCGTACCTGTTCTTCATCATACCCAATCTAATAATCTCCATCTCACGATCCTCCTCATTCTGATAAATAGACACAATGCAGTCAGCAGTTGCAGCCAGGCCTATAGATTCCGATATAGTAGCTAGCTCGGGGTTATCTTGATCAAATCCAGATCGATTTAACTGAGTAGCTGATATAATAGGACACTCAAATACATATGACATAGCACGTACTTGCTCAGTTACATGCTTAATACGTTCATATGAATTACTACCTACAGATGAGTTTAATAAGTTAAGATAGTCAATTACAATAGCATCTAATTTAATTCCTTTATCCTCAAACTTCTTTATATATCCTTTAAGTTGATTAGGTGTAATAGTTGATGGTGGAAACTCTTTAATAAACATCTTACCCTTCTCCTGATTAATCGTATGCTTAATAGTAGGACCATTATGACGTAACTCCTTCATAGGTATTTTAGTAACATTCGAACAAATACGCTGAGCATATAGCAGTTCAGCCATCTCTAACGTTACAAGTAACACATTTTTACCTTGACTAGCAATATTATGAGCGATATTACCTAGAAATATAG